GTCCACAGCATCGAATATGTCTGTTTTGATTGTCATTAGTTACTCCTAAACCACACGTTGTTGCTGCCACCACGAACCAAAAGAGGCTCAAGGTTAGCAAAGTATTGTGGGTTGACGCGATTAGAAGAGCTAGAAGCAGTTGCTGTTGCACCCTTCTCAGTCACTTCAATAGAACCGATCTTATAAGTCGATTCAGCACCAGCAGTGCTAGAAGAGGCTAAGTTAGAAGAGTACTCATTTATCACAGAAGTATTCTGAATATACCACAGTGCTTGCTCATAAACAGCGACTTTGAGATATCTGATTTCACGAGGAAGCTCATGAAGCCATTGTGGGAAGCCAGCCGAACTAGCCGGTTGACTTGCCACAAAGTCATAGTCGTTGTCCATCTCAATTAAATGACCAGTACGATTATCTTGAAAAGATCCCGTACGTGGAAAGCTTAACGCTTGTGTAGAAGATGTAGCACGCCCAACGAAATACTCTTTGTCAATTTGGCGAGTGGCAGAAACTATAGCAGCTTCTTTATCAGCAGTAGTAGCTGATGTCCATGCGCTTACTGACATTCTGTCTTCGAAGTAGTAATCTGCTTCGGCAACGGATGCGTAAGAGTTGTAAGTTAGTGAGAGTGCCATCTACCATCTCCCTTCAGGATTATGAGTGGAAGATTGGCAGGATGCCCAGGTTCAGCATGTCGAACTTACGCTCATAAGAAGCACCAGTTGCCAAGTCAGCATTTGATACGAAAGCGTTAGTTGCGCCGGCCCAGTTGTAACCCATTGGATGCATTACGTAACCCCAGCGATAGAAGATATCAGTCGCGCCTGAACCACCATACTTGTTAGCATCGCGGAAGATTTCAGTTGGAGTAGGAACGCTAAGAGCAGCCATGTTGATTGCGCCTGGCTTTACCAAGAAAGTAGTCTTAGTAGAAGCAGCTTCAACACCAGCAGCAGCAGAGTTGTTGCCCATGTTAGTGCGAGTTGAAAGCAGACGGAACTTGCCAGAGAAGATAGTGTTGAATTCAATGTTACCTTCAGTTACAGTTGTCTGGTCAACCAGGTTAGCAATACGCAGCTGAGTCATGATTTCTGGTGAACAGATCATGTACATGAATGCTGGCTCATAGTCAGCGAAGCCAAGTGAAAGAGCCTTGAACAGGTTCTCACCCAGGATTCCGCCGTACATTGAAGAGCTCTGATCCATGATCAAAGTACGGTCAGTGCCAGGAGTGGCGCCGAAAGCACCTGCAGCGTTAACGTCAACGTTAAAGCCAGTAGTAGCTTGGTTAGCAGAGTAGTCTGCACCGAAGTCGTTAAGACCAGCAACAGCAGCTTCAGAAGCGGCTACGCCTTTGATTACAGATACGAGAGCGTCGTCTTCGTCCTGAGCTTTAACTTCAGCGAAGTCACGAGCGATCTTAGCAAGACCGTCCATCTGTGAGATTACGCGCTGAATGTTAACTTCCTGTGCACCGTGTGTACGGACAGTTTTGATGTAAGTCAGGAAGTCAGAAGTGTAAGACTGCTTCTGTCCGTCTGCTGAGTTAGTGTGATCAACGACGTTAACAGTCTGAGTTGAGTAAGGCTTGAAGAAGCGGGACTGACCAATGAAAGTTTCAGTTGAAGGGTCGATGTCGCCTGCTGCGCCTACGATTTCTGTACCAACTAATTTCTTAGCGTTTGTGTACATTTCGTCAGTGTAAGCTGAAAGAGCTGACTGAAGGGCAAACTGGAAGTTGCCAAGAGTTGTGTTACCAGATACGGCCATTTTAATCTCCTTGAGAGTATAATATTAGACTATAAAAGTTTAGAATCCGAAGTTACCATCTTTAGGCGCTTGTGCAGCAAAGTGCGACAATAGCTCTTCAGTGGTCATTTCAGAAATAGGTTTGTTTACAGTTGTTGAAGGTGCTTCACCCATCGTAGGTGCTGCGCCTGTACCAGAATTCATTTTAGGTTTCATAAGAAATGAATTCGCTTCGTCTTTGGAGAACAAGTCAACAAACTCAGAGATTGACACACCAGACTTATGAACCCACTGTCCATTAGCGTCTTGCGTCATCTGTGAAACAACACGGTCATATGCCATGTCGGCAGCGACATCATTACGGAATTCTAAACCACTCATAGCACTTTTAACAGCGTTATCACGTGTAAGTCTAGTGTTTTGAGTTTGCAAAGCTTCAAGTTTAGCCTGCATTTCCGCCATGCGAAGTTCGGCAACTTCTTTATGTTTGCCTTCTTCTTCCATGCGCTTAATTTCTGCTTGTTTCTTCTCTTCTTCCAGTAGGGCTTTTGCTTTTACAGCTTCATCTCTAGCAGAGTATGCACTGTTAAGCTTTTCCTTAATACCCTTCAGCTCTTCAGCAACCATCTGCTGGACTAAGCTGTTAACATCGGCGTCATTAAGGTCTACGGCAGGTTTTGAAGAAGCTGCGCTAGTTGTTTCTGTAGTTGTTTCGATTGTTGTATTTTCTTCAGACATTTGAGTCTCCTTTGCACCACAGGTGCGAATGATACCCATCAGTAGCAGCACAGCTGCAGGGGTATTTATGTGGAATAATTTAATAAATAAAGTCGAAACGGTGACTAGTATTTATGATCATACGATTATCCCGTTTCTTTAACTAGCTATATCGCT